GTGACCCGGACGCCTGCCCTCCGCATACATGTTTTGGCGAACATGATGGTCGTGAGGGTGTTGCCCCAGGTGGTTGAGGGATCACCCGAGGCTCTGCCACCTCTTCTCTTCACGATGATCTTCCCTATCTTCGTGAAGAACTTGGTCGTCTTGACAGCGGCAGTCATCCACTTGAGAGACTGGTCAATCGCCTCTCGGGGAAATCCAAACTCAGCAAGTCTCTGAGTGAGTCTCGGAGTCAGGATTCGCAGGAGCTTGCGCTCCACTGCTTCCTGGGTCTCGTGGTAGACCGTGGAGTCCATGGCACCAAAGTCAGTGGAGAGGGTGTGAACCTCGTTCGACTTTTTCCGTGCCTCCAGGAACTCAGAGAGCTTTTTCTCAGAAGCTCTGTAACTGTACTCCGGCACCAGAGTCCCCAGCGTCTGGTTCATCCAGTTGGAGATTATCCAGGGAATTCCTGCGGCGATCTGTGGGCGGTTCTCCACTATCCGCGCACGTTTCTTGTCGCCGTAGATGACGTTGCCCCTGAGGTTCTTTGGGTTGGCGTAGGTCTCGTAAGCCTTGACGAAACCAGTATAGTACTTCTGGCCAATCTCCCCCCTCCTCTGGCTGTCGATGGCGTCTTGGTACACCTGTTTCTTGGTGTCACCAAAGCCCTTCTTGCCTTCGAGGAGATCTTCCGGTGACTCCCAGTTCTTCTCGATGAAATCACGAGTGATTTTCTTCTCGAGAGCAGCGAACTCGTCCTCGGTGACAAGGTTCAGCTGATGGAGCCACTCTTCGTCAACCCCGGTGTTCGGCCGGAAGATCCTGTTCGACAGTGCGTGCAGGAGGTTGACGATACTCGTATGGTCGTAGGCGTACGAGTGGACGGTGCCGTTCGGAGTTTCGAAGTCGAAGCCCGTCTGGATTGGGGCTCTGGGCCCGTTCTCTCCTTTGAGGTCGTGTTCTTCGGCTAGGTTGAGGAACTCTTCCTCGGAGACCTGGCGCTGGAGATTGTAGTACTGGGCTGAGATGAACGCCCTGTTGTTCCTGTTGACAGGCCTCACCTCAGACTTGGGCTTTCGGACGAAGAAGCTCTGGCAGGGCTCTCCTGCGCCGGCGAACAGCATCTTGTCCACGCCGTTGCGGGAGAAAGTCTC